TAATCCAGACCAAAGATATTCAGAATATGAAACATAAACTGCTTATCTGTTGTTCCGTGTTGATAATATCTGTATCCTCCGGTACTCCTCTCCTCTTCTGCGTAATCCTTCTTGCAATATTCAACAAGCTTGTTAATAGAAGCAAGATTCTTAAAGTGTTTTTGTGCTACAACTTTGAGTTGACGCTTCAGAAAAACATTGAAGTTAATAAGATTGTAGTTATCTTTCTCAAGCTTTTTAACGAAAGCTGTTTTGATAGCATAAATCTTACTATTGCCAATCAAGTCCTTGACTATGCTCTTTAACGTATCCTCTTGAAGAGTTCTACTAATACTATTGATTTCTGGACAACCAGACTCAGGTTCAGTTCCATACCTCAACATGGGAACATAAATAATCTCATCTTGTTCCAGAAAGTTTTCTAGTTGTTCTTCTGAAAGAATTCTTAGATGCGTAGCATCATTATAAGGATTAGTAATCTGCTTACTATCCTTATCATAGCCGTGAATAAAGAATACGTCTTGGTCGCTGACACTACCGTTAGAATTTCTATTGTAAGACTTTCTTGGGCCAGAACTTTGTGTCAGATGCTTATAGTCTGAAACCTTGAGCAAATTTTCAGCCCCAACATCTTCGATCAGTTGATCAAAACCTTCATTGCTTTTTGTATGATCCTTAGTGTCGATCATCAGATAAGCAAAGCAATCGTTAGCATTGCAATATCTTGTGAGAATTTTCTTGGCACTTTCTTCACTAGCAACGTCGCACACAAAGAAAGCCATTGTACCCTTTTTCTTCTGGTTATTCCAATAATAGGAACCTTTACCAGTAAGAGTTTCGTGATGGATTCTATCTGTCAGAGCAACTTGGCGACGAGAACGATAGCCAGCAGTCTTGTAATTAAAAACGTACAGACTCTTACCGGCAGGAATTTTATATTCCAAGTCATTGCCAGAGTTGATAGGATGATCTTTACCCTTGGGATCAGTCCAAGTTGCACCAACACCCCAGCCGCCAGCCAATTCATTCATAGTATAATATGAAGTAATTGCTTCTACTTTGTTCTTGGACGCTTGAATTTTCTTGGAGAATTCTTCCTTCATCTCCATATAAATTTCTTGGGTCTTTTTACGCAGAGTCTTAATTACGTCCTTAGTATACTGCAAACCTTCACGGGAAACATCCATTTCCAGTTCACCGATACCAAAATCAAGCTCAAGATATAGGCCAGAATTAAGAATCTCTCCCACAAAGCTCTTCCAAGAATCAATATCTGCTTTCTGGAAAGCTCTATTCCACTTCTGAATATGATCGGGCATTTCTTCCTTTTCTTGACCAACAATCTGTGCGGTCTGAACAGGATAGGCAATATTACCCATGATAGCTACGATACCACTATCAATTCGATGATAATTGCTGGGGAAATAACTGTTGTCATTATTAAGACGGCAAACTCTCCAACCTTCACCACTGATAATGATATTGGTGTTGCTGTACTTATGATCTTGCAGATTATTCCCGATACCACCTTCAAGGATGGGTTTCATGCGAAAATAATGGAAGATTCTCTTAGCCTTATCAGTAAACTCTTGAAAGTCATGCTGCTTAACAGCAAAACTAATCTCAAGACCATTAGGCTCAGATGTAGTAGAAGTATTAAAAAGATTCAGAGTAGGAACACCACTCTCGTCAATCGCTGCAATGTAAGTATACTTCTTTCCGTTGAAGTATGATGCAGTAGTAAAACTCTTGGTATATGCGAAGGGACTCTTAGACCCTAGACCAAGACAACCAACAAAATCATTGCTATCATTCTTGTTGGATGCTCCGTAGGTTGTATACAAGTCCTCCATATCTTCCTGACTAAGACCAGTACCATAATCTCTCACAACAAAAGTGGGATTAGCAGCAGTGGGCAAAGTAACCTTGAAGGGATTCTTATTCCCGGCAGAGATATGACTATCATAAGCATTAGTAGAAAGCTCACGAATCGCAGCCATAACCTTATCAGAATAAAGGGAGTCTGAAAGGATTTTAAACATTTTGCTCGTCTGAGCAATATTAAACTGATTCCTGCTTGCAACGCCAACGCTGTGAGTCTCAATCGTCCTATCTGCCAACTTCATCTTATTTCTCCAAAAGTGTTATCGTTCCTGTGATGGCTCAAGTATATCATCGGCAAACCGTCTTGTCAAGCATCACTTTTCTTTTGTTGTCTGTCTGAGATTATTTTAAAGCCGATGGCTATGTCTATCAGACCCATAACTTTTAAAAAGACCACAGGCAAAGTGAATGTCAAACCACCAACCAATATACAGAGAAGTCCCATTATCCATATAACAATCTTTGGCATCCAATCAAATAAAGATAAGATATAACTTAATGGCCCAATAATGAGCACAGAGAAAAAAATTATTGTTACTAGTAGAACTAAACTAGCCACTAGCTTTCATCCTCCTCTATGTCATTATCGTATCCTTCGTAATCCTCTGGTTCATGATCATCGTCGTATGGACTCCACTCTGTGTTATATTTGTCTTCTTCTTCTTGTATATGATCCTCAAGAATTTCCGCAGCATCCATAATAATTTCAAATTCTTGAATCTTATCTAAGACAGTTAGTATCTTGCTATTGATCTGTTTAATATATTTCTTAACGTCTTGTAATTCTTTACTAATACGATTATCTAAACTGTCTACAGTTTTAGAGATTTTATGAATTTCTTTAAGTATGTCGTTGTAGTCTTTATTCATAAGAATTATTTGCCGTATTATGGGTTTAGTTTTTATACTCCTTTATATCGCCATTTTCAATAATTTTTAAGTCTTCGTATGGTGTTGCTATTCGACGATAAAATTCTTGCTTAATATTCTCTAATACACCAGTAATCATAGCAATTTTAGAATACGAAACCTCTCCCATAATACCGCCTAAAATACGAGAAAAAACATAGTTAATATCTCCACAAATTTGTAAAAATTCTTGGTTAGAAATACTTCTATTTTGAGGATTGGAGTTTGGTATATTCGTTTTTAAACAAGTCACCATACTGTCAATACAACTATCTAAATTAGTTCTGTTTTCTTCTTTAATATATGGCATAATTTTTAAATCCTAGCAATGACAATAATAGTCTAAACAATATGAACATAATGGGCCTGGGTCTGGATTTCCCCAAGCATTTGCATAACCATCAAAACTTTCTTTTCCAGTGTCTATACAAACCAACTTCTTTTTCCCTTGTCTATTAACTAATCCTATATTAGAAAAATGACAATCCCAAAACTTTAATTGGGTTTTAGTAAATATCTCATCTACTAAATCTTGTATCCGTTTAGGAGAGACGATGCCTTTCTTATCTATTGGTCTAGCTATCTCTGTTAAATACCCCCAGCCGCTTGTCTGATTAGGAAATAATTCATGATATTTTAGTCTACATATTACAGAATATATCCTTGGGGCTAGATTAAGTCTGCTTAATTTTAACTGAATTTTTCTAGAATATTTAGCTCTAGGTTTTGATATAAATTCTTTGAAACCCAAAAGCGGCTCATCTCTAATCTTAAAGAGAGCACAATAACCACCATCATTCATCCCAAGAGAAAGATCAATTAGATATTTAGAATTTATCATATTAGTAAGAAATAATCTGGGGAACTTCACCCGTAAGATGATACAAAAAGGTTTTTGCTTTATCTATAGAGTAAAACTCACCAAGAAAAACTGTTCCTGGTACTCCATTTGGATCATATATTATTGATCCATATATCTGATAGAATGGATCGTCATAAGCATCTTTTTCTTTTTCTAAGAATTCTGCGGCAGTTCTGACTTCATCTATATAAGTACCTCCCTCATAATCACTATACTCTCTTACTGTTACAAGTAAGAAATATTCTATAGGAGACTTGGGGTTGTTGTTCTTAATTCTACCATTACATAAGGTATTACCCATGATTTTTCCTATAAAGAGGGACTACAGTATTTTGATCAATATAGGGATTGTTTTGAGTTCTCAAGTCAAACAAATCGCCACGATCATTAGTTCTAGCCCAAGCAACAGGACTTTCAAGAGAATCTTTTAAAGATTGCATCTTTAGCCTTTTAAGTTCATCCTTAGCGTTTTGAACGAAGAAAAGATCAGCCCCACTTGCCCAAGCAAAATCAATAATACTTTCAAGAGGATTAGCGTGTTTTTCCATATAAGTTGCCAGTTCTATAAAAGTCCTTCTTATACCATCTTCCCAGTTTTCATGTTCTTCTATCATGCAAATCCGATACGAACCTTATCCACAACTGTTGATTCTATCTGATCAGGATTAAAGTGATCTTTGGTATATGAACGACCACTCCACCAACCACACTCATAAATAACAGTATTATTAGAACCAATATTTATTCCAACTATTGTTCCAAACACATCTTCCGCCAACTTTACTTGGCTACCAATCTTATATAATTCTATAGTATTCTTACTCATATTACTCATATGTCTCCTTTGTATTTCTAGCGATATCTAACACAAGCATACCATCCTCTAGCTCCTCTGGCAACCCCAATTTCTACTGGAGTCTTTTGTCCCCAATAACAACAATTTTTAATAGCATGATCCGCACTAATAGAAGAAAAACCCACCCCTTCATAGCCTCTATTTCCACCACAATGACCCATAGAATTTCTTTGAGACTGAATATTTGCAACCCCTTGTGCTGATGATGTTGTATATGTATATGTTTTATTTACATTTTGAGCATTAGCAACTACGGGACAGATCAAGAATAGACCAATAATAAAAACCTTCTTCATAATTTCCTCCTTGAAAGTTATAGATGGGATAAAAGATCCCCCGAAGTGTGCATTATTAAGAGGCATCGGGGGTTTCTTTCATAAAAAAATTATCGGATAACAGTTACATTACGGGTGCGACAAACACCATTAGCACAAGCGGAAACAATTCTCCTTGGAAAAACAACTGTCTCACGAACAATATTCTTTGTAACAGTTACAACTTTTCGACCGCGAACAACCGCACAATTACCTGACGAGCAATCTCCAGCAAAAGATGTTACCGGAATCGAAAGAGCAATAACTAGCAACAGAACAATATTTTTCATCTTAAAATCTCCTTGGTGTTTAAAAAAATAAAAGGTCAAATCCATTCGACTCAGTTACCTGAGTATCATAGTCCGGTCAGTATCAACTGTCAACATACAAAATTGTATGCAGTAGGAGCGGTGAGAATCGAACTCACACTGGATGGATTTTAAGTCCACTGTCTCTGCCTTTGGACTACGCTCCCATAAATCATTACATTAAGCAATATTGATTTTTATGTCTTTTTGTAGATCTCTATTGTAATTAATGTAATGATTATTTAAATCAACTATGAGCCTTTTCCTTCAGTCTACGAACTGTCGCTGCCATAGCCTCAAGATTATCTACTGTCCTAACAGGCTTTGCTCTTTCCATAGCTGGGAGATCAATACCCTTCTTAGCAAGACCTGCCTTAGTACGGGCATAACGAGCCATAGTGCTGGCAATCTTCTGTCCAGTCTTAGCGGCAATCTCCGCATAAGTCTTGGAAGAAAAAACTGCCTCTAGAAACTTATCGTCAGAGCAACGAACACGACTCTGCTTCTCACTAGTAATAACTTCAGTCATAATCAACCTCCAAATCTTAAACCAAACTGTCTCAATTTGAAGCTCAGTCACTCGACTGATGTTACCTCGCATTGATTACCTTATTCTACAACTTGTTATCGGCGTTGTCAATGGGCGACCTTGAAAAATTTTTCGTTCTTGCAAGAAATTGCTGTTGAACGTGTTTAAAGCCTCAAGGAGTCGGTAGCCCACTCACTTTATTATCAACGCTCACATCAAGCGTAAAACTACTAGAAACAACGTCCTCACGATGAAGTTTCCTGTGAACGTGTACGCTATCCGTTAGATTAATCCTCTGTTGGTAAAACCAGTGCCATGAGTAAATATGCCCAGAAAAGAATACTTCCGGTAAAAATTGCACCAGCAACAAAGCCTAATCTTACTACAGAAACATCTAATCCTAGACTTTCTGCTAGTCCTCCACAAACACCAAAGAAAACTCTATTCTTATTGCTTTTGTGGAAATGATTCATGGCTAGACCCCTTAATTATTTGTTGAATCTGGTAGTCTGAATAACCAGATATTAGCATTGCTTGATAATATCCTACAACTGGAATAAGTTCTGATATCATGATTTTTCCTTTGGTGAGTATAGAGTAACCTTAATTATTATATACCCATCTCTCCCACTGTCAATATTTTGTATTGA